ATTCAATCCGCAATCGCCAAGAGATTTTGGCATTGCGAATTGAACGAAATTTAAACGAACGTGAACAACTGTCGGAAAAACTATGGCAGTTGATCGACGCGAATGAATCGTTGATTGCACCAGACTCATGGGAAAGACCAAAGGACTAAAATGAAAAGCTGGATATTTTCGAAAACGATATGGATTAACGTACTCACGTTAATTTTAGGAATTCTCACAACTCTGCAAGCATCTGAATTCTTGACTCCACAACTGGTCTTGATAATCACTAGCATTGTTGTGCCGATTCTCAATATGTTTCTACGTTGGCTAACGTCCGAGCCAATTACATCCCCATTGAAAGTAATGGATAGATTTCGATCTAAAAAGATATGAAACTCTTAATACTGTTGTTGTTTTTGTGCCCACAGGATTTGACCGTAACAACAACTGAATCGACATCTGAATCAGTCAAGACAACGACAGTTACTGAATCGTCAATAATCGGTCAGTATCAAACCCAGACGGTTCTTAGCGAGACGACATCTTCAAGCATCCAAAAGCCGATTGTTATTTTGAACATAACAAGCTCTGCTCCAAAGGTTCGTGTCAAATCCCATACTGCATCAGTAATAACGTTAGGCCTGAATGAATATGCAGTAACCACACCAGGAACACACATTGTTGAGATTCTGGCCCTTGGGATTGTCGAAGGTGAACTGCTCTTCGAAGAAGCTGAACTCACTGTTACTGTGGGCAAACCTGAACCGCCTCCTCCGCCTCCTCCGCTCGTTAATCCTTTTCCGGTTGGATCTGTTTCCGCTCAAATCTACGATGTCATACCTCCAAATAAACAAGATGAATGTCTTGTTTTTTCTGCTGCCTTTCGATCCGTGGCGTCGAAGGCAGCAGGTTTAGCACCTATGACCGCTCAAGATATGATTACAGAAACATCTCTGTATGTGAAAGCTAATCTGACTTCCGATCAAAGGGCAAGTTGGAACGTATGGCAAGACGCATATAAGCAAATTTACAGTGCTCAAAATATGGGTACAGATAAAGGTCGTCATATCACTTTTTGGAATGACGTTGCCAATGCGTTTGATGCTTCGATTACTAAAGTCTCTAAACTCTTTCCACCTCTGTTGGGATATGAATCATGCCTGAACTGTTTGGTTGGGTTGCCCCCGAACTAAGAACACGATCTGTTCAAGCCTCGTTCGAAAGATTGCAAGAAAATCAATATGTATTTCTTCGTGAGGCGTTTGATCTTCGTGACTCAGGTGCAGGCGAAATAGCTTTACTTTACAAGTCTCTTGAAAAGGTTCATGGGCGTTTTCCAGTTAACAATCAAACGATTGGTGATTGCGTCTCACATGGTTACGCAAAATGTATTGAAGTTTTGATGGCTGTTGAAATCGTTCTTCGGAAAGATCCTGAAATATGGCCCGGAGTCTTAACAGCAACTGAATGGATATACGGTACGTCCAGAGTTATTCAAGGCGGAGGGAGACTTGGTAATCAAGATGGATCGTTAGGAGTATGGGGCCAACAGGCAGTCAAAGATAACGGTACGTTGCTACGTAAGAAATACGAAGGAGTTGATCTGACTACCTACAGTGGTAGTAAAGCTAAGGATTGGGGCTATCGAGGGTTGCCTCACGAATTGGAAAACATAGCCGATCTCCATCCAGTCAAAACGACCGCTCTTGTCAAAACTTATAACCAAGCTCGCGATGCCATAAGCAATGGTTATCCAGTCGCCGTTTGCTCTAATCGGGGTTTTCGCTCCTCACGAGACGCTGAGGGCTTTGCATCGCCAAGTGGCTCTTGGGCCCACTGTATGGCGTTTGTCGCCGTAGATGATCAATTTCGTCGTCCTGGTCTGCTCTGCATGAACTCGTGGGGAGAAACTTGGATCAGTGGTCCGAAACGACACGAACAACCAGAAGGTTCGTTTTGGGTAGATGCCGATACTGTCGATCAGATGTTAGGTGAAGATGACAGTTACGCACTATCTAATTTTGAGGGTTATCCAAGTCGAAATCTTGATCCGACCTTATGGGACTAATGTGATTGCAAACACACCTGATTATGAATTGAAATCTCAGTATGCTGCATTGCTATTGAAGTTTCCCGATGATCCTTTCAAAGCTGCAAAGATTCTCTTTGAACCGGATTGGGGGAAGTCGTTAATGGTTGCCCGCGAATGGCCTAGTGACCCTTTCGTGATCGAACAAAAGAAAGCAATTTTAAGTGAACACGGAGAGACTTCTTTCTTACCGACGAAATCAGAAATCGCTCGTGAACTACACGCTATTGCTCGATTGGAAAACGATACTGACTATCGACTGAAAGCCTACGAGTTATTCTCGAAAATTATGGGATTCATCGAAAAGCCGGGGGCAACCTTTAACAACATCTCCCAAAATAATGTAATGATTGTCAAGGATCATGGATCGGATGATGAATGGGCGGATGCGTGCTTGGAACAACAGAAAACGCTAACGCTTAATGTTAGACCTGAAGCCTAAACAGAATGTTATTTGGGAACCATTTCCTGGTACATCGCAAGAGTTTGCAGTTGATACTCGTGCTCATCATACTTTGTATCACGGTACTCGTGGACCGGGTAAAACAGTTTGCCAACTGTTTAACTATCGAAAAGAAGTTGGAATAGGCTATGGACCGTTTTGGAGAGGAATAATATTTGATCGAGAATTTAAGAACCTTTCCGATCTCGTAGCTCAATCAAGAAGATTTTTTCCACAGTTCAATGACGGATGTAGATTTTTAAGTTCAGCCTCTGATTACAAATGGATGTGGCCCACAGGAGAAGAATTACTCTTTCGACACATCAAACGATTAAGTGATTACGATCAATTTCATGGTCACGAATATCCGTTTATTGGTTGGAACGAATTAACAAAACAACCGACAAGTGAACTATACGATAAAATGATGTCAACCAATCGTTCGTCGTTTGATCCAATGAGTAATACAGCGACAGCTCAAGTTGACGGAAGACAAGTTTTTATTAGCCCTGATGGCAATCCGTTGCCTCCAATTCCGCTTAGAATTTTCAGTACGACAAACCCGAATGGACCGGGACATCATTGGGTTAAGAAACGATTTATCAGTTGTGCTCCATCGGGAAAACTGCTTAAACAAACAATTCGACTATTCAATCCTCAAACGCAACAAGAAGAAGACATAACCAAGACACAAATTGCTATCTTTGGATCGTACAAAGAAAACAAGTTACTTTCTCCAGAATACATATTCGAACTTGAGAATGAAAAGAATCCAAATCTTCGTGCTGCTTGGTTGTATGGCGATTGGAACATATCTAGCGGGAATGCTATAGGAGATTTGTGGCAACATGAGGTTCATGTCATTGAGCGTTTTCCTATTCCTGTCAGTTGGAATGTCAATCGTTGCTTTGATTGGGGCAGCAGTCATCCTTACGCTATTGGGTGGTTCGCCGAAGCCAACGGAGAAGAAGTAACTAAAGATTTTTGTCCTACTAAAGGATCACTGATCATGTTCAGTGAAATCTACGGGGCATTGGAAATTGGGAAGAATCAAGGTTTGCGAAAATCAGCAGTCGAGATTGCAGAAGAAATCAAAGAGCATGAGATTAATTTGTTAAAACAAAAGTGGATTAAGACACAGCCAGTTCCAGGTCCGACCGATACTCAGATTTACAATGTCCATGAATCGGATGTTGATACCATCGGTAAGAAAATGGAAGATCACGGTATTCGATGGATCAATGCTGATAAATCAGCAGGATCTCGTATCAACGGTCTGGAGTTGCTAAGAAATCGACTTGAATCGAGTCTCACAGGTGAAGGACCGGCTATTTATTTCATGCGTAATTGCTCGGCAACAATCGAGATTCTTCCTGTTCTTCCTCTTGATGAGAATAATATTGAAGATGTTGATACCGATTCTGAAGACCACATGTATGATGTGGTTCGTTATCGCGTGTTACAATCAAATAACCGTTACGCCACTAAACTGAATGTGAAATACCCACAATGAGCGAATCCGTATCCTATAGGCGTGATGATCTCGAAGCTATTATTCCAAAATATCAATTGATTCGTGATTGCATCGAAGGTGAAGCCTCGGTCAAATTACAAACTACAAATTATCTCCCTCAGCCAAATGCTGATGATACCAGTATCGACAATTTATCAAGATACAATTCGTATCTCGTTAGAGCAGTTTTCTATGGCGTAACTGGTCGAACGCTTCGAGGTCTAGTCGGGCAAATCTTTCTTCGCGATCCTGTTTACGATGTGCCTGATCTTCTTCAACCCGTAATAGCCGACGCCAACGGTGAAGGTCTTGACATTATCCAATTGGCGAAACGTCTTTGTACTAACGTTATGGCTTACGGTCGTTGTGGTTTGATGGTTGATTATCCAAAAACATTAAAACCCACAACTCGCCAACAGCTTTTAGACGGCGAAATTGCTCCGATGATTAAAGTTTTCGACCCGTGGAACGTCATCAATTGGCGAACCGTAATCAAAGGATCGAAGAAACTTTTATCTTTGGTTGTGATAAAAGAAAAGTACGAAGTCAATGATGACGGGTTTCAGAAGTTGTTGATTGATCAATGGCGAGTTTTACGATTGTTGCCTACAGGCTGTGTTGTTGAGATTTGGAGACAGGGTACAGACGGAACCTTTAGCATCAAAGAAAGGTATTCGTTGTGTGATCACAAGGGCAAGGAACTTCACGAGATACCATTCAAATTCGTTGGATCTGAAAACAACGATGCTGAGATTGACAATCCGCCGATGTATGACATGGCGATTTTGAACATCGCTCATTATCGAAACTCGGCTGATTACGAAGAGTCTTGTTTCATCACAGGTCAACCGACGTTGTTCGTAAACGGATTGAGTCAAGATTGGTGGGAGAATGTTCTTGGCAAGGTCATTCGGATGGGGGCACGAGCAGCAGTTCCCCTTCCTCCTGAGAGCGAAGCGAACCTTCTGCAATCGTTACCCAATACGATGCCTCACGAGGCTATGGCTCACAAAGAACGTCAGATGGTCGCTATCGGAGCCAAGTTGATTGAACAGCGAAATATCGAACGTACAGCGACCGAAACTGAAATTGAGTCTGCTTCAGATACATCGGTCCTGGCAACCGCAGCTAAGAATGCATCCAACATGCTTCTGTGGGCACTTCAGAAAGCCGCGTCGTTCGCCGGCATTGCCGATACTCAATTGAAATTTGAGTTGAATACAAACTTCGATCTTGCATCAATGACGGCTGAAGAGATGCGACAAGTCATG